TTTCGGCTTTGTCCCGCTGGGTTCCATAGCGTAATCATCGTGATGGCTGGATGGGACACGTCACAAACAACGGAGTTTTGCAAAATGAAGCTCGCACTCAACTCCGCTCAAGAGCAAAGGGAAGTAGGTGAGCAAAATGGGTCTTGTAGCTGTGTTTCCCACTCCTTCTGAACCACAAGGTGGGATCTGGTGAAGCTAAGAAAGTGCACAGATACTCAGTCGCGTGGGTTATCGGGCCTCTGGGTACCTAGTGACAGGCTCGAAGTGTCTTGGAGGATCGTGCTCCTTCCAGGTCCCAGCTCGCAGTCATCAACAACTAAGTATGATCGGAACTGTACCAGGAGTAGGCATGGGATACTAGGTCTACTATTTGGCGAATACCTGTCGGCCCCCGGTTCGGTGTACCGAATGATAGGAAAACACCGATCCCGTCTAGGAATTCCTTGGCTTATTTAGTGCCGGACATGCCGGGGTCATTACTACCTAATATAGAGAGGGTAACAGTATATATAGGTAACTCGACACCCGGCACACCTGGCACAGTATCAAACATCGTGGATTCTAAGAACTGCCTTCCTAGCAGGGCACAAAGCTAGAATCTCATAGGAACTATCCTCGTCATTCCAAATCCTCTTTACTTCCCACGTCTCGCAACCATCATCCACAAAGGACATGGTTTTTCGATCTTCCAGTTGCTCAACAATCTGGTCTACTACATCTCCCCAATCAGGGGTCTCTTCAAACATAACTAACTCCTAAGCCAAGTCTTCAAAGTTTCTTCTGAGGCTCAAACCCTTGAGCCCTCTCTTACTGTCCGCACTAGGTCTGTGCCTGTAGATATTCCAACTACTCTGGCCCTCGATCTGCAGAGCAATCTGGTTACGGGGTACATTCACACCCTTTACACCATTTCGCTCCAACCAGTCCATCCATTGGGTCCAAATCATCTCAGTAGCCACAAAACCTTGCGGGTTCCGGAGGAAACGCTCCTCCAGGAAATGATCAAACGGATTGTTCTGCAAGTGGTACAACTTGACTGCATCTTCTGCCTTCTTGGGAGCGGGGAATCTGTGTTTCGGAGACGGTGCCGTTTCTACTTTGTGAGCACCTTTTACAGCCCAAGCTGCAATTCCGGGTAGCTCATCCATCAACTGACCCAGCAGGTCAGGATTCTCCCTGCCCTCAAACGTAACCTCGAAGGGGAGAACCAGCATTTTACTCGATAATCCCCTACCCTTATTGGGCAACTGGGGGATCTCGTTGGCCTGCACCATGGGGGCAGCATCTACAACGATATTACGCATCTGCCTTCTGAACTTGATATTTACTGAGATCGGATCCTGGCCCACGATATTCTTGAGCACCCTCGTCGCCTTCTCGCCCATCCGATTATCCAGCTCACTTACCTCTGAGATGCACAAAACCCTTGAGTGCTCCAAGCCATCTAACCCAAAGTCCCCTGCCAAGTCATCCAAGCTCGTACCCATGAAACAATCTGGACCGATAAGCTTCTCGGTTATCTTTCCAATCGTTCCTTTCCCCGCTCGAACCTTACCGTACATCAACAACCACTTGGCGTGCTTCCGGTGAGGCATCAAGCAATAACCCATCCACCTCTGAAGCAGGTCGATCCAAACCGGATCACCTTCACTCCACTCCTCCACCGACTTCATCCATACAGGGCACTCTGCATCAGGGTCCCACTTCACCGGGATCGTCACAGGATCAAACCATCTCTCGTCCCTCTCAAGGACTTCCATGGTCTTACAGTCAACGAGTGAATCTTCGAAAGCAACAATCGTGTCACTGTTGATCTTCTCTGTTCCCAACCAAACCGGTACCTTCGTATGAGGCAGTCTAACCCTGGCCTCCAAAGCCCTTACGACGTTCTCAATTTTTGACCTGTTAGGGTGAAACCTCCTAGAGATTATTTCACCGTTTGTCGCACGATCTCGATAGTAAGCATCTTCTAGCAACCTCCAGCAGGTATCCTCTAACCATACGAAATCCCTGACCTCCCACCGATTGCCGTACCACTGATAAAAAGCTTCTCTGTAGCTCCAAAGCCCCGGTCTATTCTGGGGAGTATTGAAAAAATTCCTCAATAGAAACCCCGCTACCTTCATAGGTTCAGCGGATTCCATTGGTCTATCTTGCGTAGCCACTTGCATAAACGTATCCTTTCTAGTGAAAACCACTTAATAAGGGCAACCCATGGCCATTACCCCTCGTCATTTACGTGAAGAAAACCTAACTGCAAAAGAAATCCAAGATCTACGAGATTATGCAAACGAACGCTATCCTCGATTTCCTCGTAGTTTTATAGGTCAAACACAAGCAAGAAATAAGTTGCGGGAAGTCGAGAAGCTAGTAAGAGAAAAATATCCCGAAAGACTTGAAGAGCTTGGTTTTGAAACCGAGAGCAAAAAAACTAAGACTGAGAGGGAACCTGAGAGGGAAGTTGAAGAGAAGCTCTCTGAGATGCTTGTCGAGGGATCGACCGGTGCCTACGAAAAGGAAGACGTAAAGCCTAAGGCCAAGGCTAAGAAGTCTAAGAAGGCTAAAGAGGAAGATGTTGCAAGTAACTTCTTCGAGGAACAAGAGCGAGAGTTTGCTGCTCAAAGGGATGCTGCTAGTGGTGAGTTCAGCGTCGAAGAAGCCATGCAAAAGAGGCAAGGTGAAATCGACGACGAGGTACGTCATCAACTCATCATGCAAGGCAATCTTACACCAGAAGAGGTTGATGAGCAACTCAAAGATATGGTCATCAACAAGGCTAAAGATGAACTCTTTGAGGAACGAGATAGACAAGAAGAGGTTTATGGTCCAGGTTCTACTCATATCTACGAAAACCCGACTGATCCTTCAGGACGAAGCAATCAAGTCGTTCGACCTTGGTGGCAACAAGGAATGGATGATCAGAAAGAACCCGGTATGTCTCTTGAGGAATATGAAAGGTTGAAGGAAAGCGATGAGTACCAGAGTTCCTTTGATGAAAGAGACGAGCGAGCCCTTAGAGGAACACCTACAGGAGAGTCTTCGAAGAAGAAACCTAAGAAGGAACCTGAGCCGGTAGGGGAAGAAGTATTTCTTTCTCGATTGGCTAAAGAACTTGGCATTACAGATCCAGAAGATCGTGTATCTAGTGCGGCATTTAGGAAAATAAAGAAACGCCTTAAAGAGCAAGGAACCTTCCGCTTTGGTGAATTTGTAAGAGATGAAGAGCTTGCTGGCGCATTTGAATCTGAAAGAGAAATTTCTAGGCGTATGTCTCATATACCTAGGAGACAGCAAGGATATAGAAACGCAGAGGAACGAATTAACAATCTCGAATCAAAGAAGAGGTATCTAGAATCAGTACAGAATAGATACCGCCATAATCCGACAACATCTCCTATACCTTACAATTCTCTTGCCCCAGCACTTAGAGATCTGAATAGAGAATACAATCTATTGAATAGTAAGCATCGGTCCAGAAAGAACCTGACTGAATCAGCGCAAGATAGAAGGATGGAGGCGTTGGCGGGTCAGATTTTGGCTGGTGTTAGTTTTGAAGATGCTGAAGCTATCGCGGAGGGAAGAATGCCTATATCTTCAGGGCCCAATCATTCAGGACCAGGACCTATCCCTCCTTCTAAGGTAGATACACAAATGAGAGGGGGTCCAGATAACTCTCAAAAGAAAAGCACGTCAGACTCAGAAGACTGGACAGACAAGATGCCGAGAAAGGACCCTGGAGAGTGGGCAAGACGTAACGCAGAAAAACAGGGATCGAATGACAGTAAGAAACCTGAGACTGAGGACTCGACAGATAAAAAGGAAGAAAAATCTACTAGGCGTCCTTCTCAACCGGAATTTTTCTTTGACCCAGACCAGTGGGAAGACTGGGGTCTAGGAGAAGGGGTTTATGACGTAACGCCTGGAGGAGGATTTTAGGATTTGGAAAACCGTTTCTACATTAGTTTCGGAGGCGTTCGACTTCTCTCTGAAGACTCTTATATCTCAGAGATGAACGGAATGACTAAGCGGGGATTCAGAGCTTTTTGCAAAGCACTAAGGGTTCCGATGGTTGAGATAGGGAAGGAGAGGTATGTCGAAGCAACCTCTTTCCTTTTGGCTATGAGGTCTATCACTAGGATTGGACAGCCAGACTTTCTGGCTCCCGGTTGTGAGACCATAAGAAAGAACAGGCGGAAGAACGAGGTTGGTGAGCTGGACCTAGAGGAATTCAGGAAAAACTTTGAGGTGGTTGTAGCAGAACTACTTGCCTCTAAGAAGTTGAATTCGAATACACTTAAAATGGATGTGAAGAAAGCAGCTAGGGAAGCAGCTGATAGGATGCTGAGAGCTGGTCTTCAATTCTTACCTTCTAAGGAACAGAGAAAGTATGATCGCTCTGTGTTGAAAGTATATGGCGAAGGGCAAAATAACGAAGAAGAGTGAAGTACCTGACCCAGGAGTGCTTGGGTTTTTTGGTATTGATCCTGTCACAGATGCTATAAAAGCTTCAAGGTTTGACGTACAAGAAGAAATAGAGACTATAATCACACACGTTAGAGACGGTGATCCAAAAGTTTCATTGCCTGCTCTTAAACATCTAAGAACTGTTTTGAAGGAGGTAGCTGCAGCGAACGGGCTATTCGGAACAGTTCAACAAACAAGAAGTGTTGAGAACGGAGAAGGGAAAGTAACAAAGACCCTTTCTACAAATACACTTCTCTCCAACCTAATGAAGGAGAACGAAAATGACAAAACCCAAGACGGATATGAAGTCCTCAGTCCCATTGAGAAGACAAACCATGTCCTCCAAGAACCCCTCCCCAAAAACCCCGGAGGTTCCGGCGGTCGTATTAAGTCCGCCGGAACCGATGGGGCATACGACGGAAACGATGGAAATACTGAAGACGTTTGATCAGTATGACTTTGTTCGCGTTTGTGCCCTACCGATCATAGACCTGGGAATCTCTAATCCTGCAGATATGTGGGCCAAAGACTTCAATGACTTGGCTACAAGATGCAGGTCTGAAATTATAGATGAGAATGGGCAAGTAAAAAGTAAGTGGATCGGAGTGTGTAATTATCTTCAAGACTCTACTCCCATCATGACACCTGAAATCCTAGCTGTTTCAATTTGCAAGATTGCAGGGTGGAAAGCTTTCTTGCGAGATGTAGATGGCAAAGTGGATTGAAAAGAAAGATAACCCTCTTTACCCATTACCTGCTGACTACGCAGAGTTATCAGAAGAAGGTCAAAGACAAGCAAGAGTAAATGCTTGTCGTATGTGGACGGCCACAAAAGATAGAAGCCAATCCGAAATAGGAGAGGCTTTTGTTTCTGGGGTTAGATTTTTTGATCTTTGGTACTTAGTGCCGGACCACGAAAATGATTTTGATCCTCTCTTTTACGATGACGATCCTTTGGCTACTCCTACGTTCCATTTTGACATCCTTAAAATATGGTCGTCAACGAGCAGGAACATCACGATTGCCCCGCGTGGATCCGCGAAATCCTTTCTTGTGAGGAAGGCATGTTTATTGAGGATGATCAGTCGTCCTGTGTACACGATCCTTTACGCTACCTCCACAAACGATAATGCAAAGGGGATGGGTCAGTGCCTAAAAGATCAGTTCCTACACAACCAAAGACTCCAAGACGATTGGAACCCAGAGTTCCCAGACAACCGGATCGCCCCAAAAAGAGGCGAGGCACCCTTCGGCACCGAGATGCTTCAGCTCCGCAACGGCTCATGGATTAGGTGCATCTCCGCTGAAAGTCGTCAGCGTGGTGGACGACCCAGACGTTACGTCTTGGATGACCCCGAGTACGATCCGAAGGCATCTACTTCGATGTCACTTATCCGGCAGTACATGGATGACTTGTTGTTCAAGATCGTTCTTCCGATGGTCATGCGTAAGGGTTGTGGTGTTGACTGGTTGGCTACGTTTGTTTCCAGGCGTCACTATGCTTGGCACGCCTTGCAGACAGAAGCTAACGAGCAAGGCAATCAAGTTGCACAAGATCCCAGATTTAACATGTGGGCAAGAACCATCATCCGCGCTGCATACGAAGATAGCGAGGGTAAGTTGCAATCTTGCTGGCCAGATATGTGGCCTGCATCCAGGGAAGAAAAGGAAAATAATCCTAGGTTGGAGGATCGGGTATCTCTGGAAGAGATCAAAGAAATCATCGGCACCTCTAACTTCCTTGCGGAGTACATGGCGCAACCGGGTTCATCCGAAGACTCTTACTTCCCTCCTCTGGAAAAGGAAAGACACGGATGGTGGCTCACAAAAGTTGACGATGTCTTTGAGCAAAACCCAAGAGCGTCAGATGCAGAGTTGAACTGGTACGACGGAGAATCTTATCGCTCTATTCCTATAAGCGAGTTCCTAAGTCAGGTTCGATTGTTCATGACTGTTGATACCTCATACACAGCGACTAGGGATTCAGACTTCAAAGTCGCTTGTGTGATGGGTGTAGACCCTTTTAACAACCTGTTTGTTTTGGATATGTGGAGTGGGCAATGCCAGGAATCCCGACTCATATCAGAGATCTTCAAGATGGCGGACAGGTGGAGAGTTCCGACGATTCACCCAGAAGCAATCAAACAGGGTCTTGGTCTTTGTAATAACCTTGATGCAATCGTAAAGACCAGAGCTAATGAGCTTGCTGGTGTCATGCACCTGCCGGGGATCAAGAAGCTAAATCCTGGTCAGGTAGAAAAGGTCTCCAAGATTGCGGGACTAGACCTGCGGTTTGAGCATGGAAAAATCAAGATGCCTATTTTCCTGAGGCATAAACCCCAGTGGGCCAGACTGTTCGATCAGATTGAGCAGTTCAACCCGGACGCCAAGGACGGGGGCCTCCAGCACGATGACGAATTGGATAGCGTGGCCATGTCCCAGTTCATCATCAGGGGCCGGGTTCCAGTTAAGCAAAGGGAAGAAAAAGCCCCATTCGACCCACTGGAAGAAATCGCCAGAGGCAACTATCTTGATCAAGCGGGGAATCCAATTGGTTTCGGTGTGGACTGGAGCAAGGTACCCGCACACAGAATATTGGAAATGACTCAAGACATAACAGATTTAGAGGAGGACGCATCTGATGGAGCAACCAGGGTTTGATCCTAGATATCACGCTGTAGTACCGGTATCTTATCTTGACAGACTACTCCGCTGTTACTACGGAAACGGGCCTAGGGACGGAGAGAAATTTAGTGGCTTTGAGCCCGAAAGCCCAGGTACAGAGGTTGTCGGTGGTTTGAACTTCAAAGACTTGGAACTGGTACAAGAAACTCCCGAAGGTTACACTCCTAAGGGAGTAGCAAAGAGAAAACAAGAGGCTAAGGATGCCCATCGACACGATCCAACTACCGAAGGACAAGACAGCTCTAGCGAGAATCATTGATCAGCATGCGGAGCGAGAAACGTCTCGTCTTTCGTATAGGCGGACAATGTGGCTCCTGGCTTGGTATTACCTGAATGGCGCTAGACGTTTTGATATTTTTGATCCTGTCCAAGGAACAATCCATCCTCATTATCTAGATGAGGAAGGAAATATGGAGTACCAGTCTCAGGAGCTTTTGTCTGCGATTGACAAAGTTTCTGCCCGAATGGCCTCTATGGATTTGATGCCTAGGGTTTTCCGCAAAGGCAATAGCTTGACTGCTATTCGAGACCGCTCAGTTGCCCAGCTAATTCTGAACTCGGTGGTATCAGAAGACCAGCTTGACAAAGTAAAGACCCAGTTCTCACACATATTCACAACCCTCGGTTCTTGTGGTATTAGCGGTCATATTGTCGATCATGCGACAATAGGTCTGACTTCTGATCTTGAAGTCATTCACCCTAGAGAACTGTTCCCGTTCCCCACAATCGGCAGTGATTACACCAAACAAAGAGGATTGATGAGGCAGAGGTCCGTACCTATCTCTTTCCTGAAGGAAGTCTTCGGTAAGAAGGTTTCTTCCAACCTCGAAAAGATGGAGTACTGGGAACGTAGTTACGGGGAAGACATTGACGAACACCATGATATGTGGGGAGGAGGGGGATCCGGGATCAACTACAACGACGAATCAAATGCAATCCGAGGGCACGAATCCTCCGAGAATACCGCGATGGGTATCGCAAGGATCCGGGAGCTTTGGCTCTTCGGTTCCGCCAACACGGTCAGCAGATACGTCGTAACAAGCGGGGACTACGTCCTGCATGATGAGGATTACGAGGGCCTGGAAGTCTTCTGCCCTATCGGATTCGCTAGGTTCATGGAAACAGGCTCGTTCCACGGAAGCGGTCTCTTCGATGTTCTCTTCTCAGTATCAAGAGAACTCGAAAGGATGATGAAACAGGTATTCAATAATGTTCGTGATCAGGATCGCTATGGTGTTTTGGTTATGCCTCAAGGGCAGATGAACGAAAGAACCATGCTTCGAGATGTAGGCAAAGGTCTTCGTGTCATGCCTTGGGAACCGGATCCAGTTTCGGAAGGATTCCGTCCCTTTGCAATCCAACCTTTCAACACGGGAGATGTTCCCGGTAAGACTGCAATGCTTGCAAAGCAAGCCATGGACGGCTTGAATCCGATTCGGGATCTTATCCGTGAGAAGGGACGTGTTGACTCAGCTGCTGGTCTTTCGTTCCTGGATGAGCAAGTCAACAAGGCTATGACCAATCCTACACGGGGCATAGAAGCTGCCTTCAGTGCTTGTTATCAGTCCCTGTTATCGGGGGCTAACCGTGTGATCATGAGTTCAAATAGGGCAATCCCTATCAATGATTTGAATCTTGATATGGCAGGTGCAGTATTTGATAAGAAGAACGGCACAGTTAGTTTCCAGGGTGCAAACCCAATTCCTTCTGCTAGTAGGTTGAAGTTTGGGATCAAGGAGAGAAGTCCTCGTTCTCAGGTCGCACGCAAGCAAGAAGCTATGGAACTACTCAAGGCAGGAGTAACAGACCCTGATGCCTTAAAGTTGTTTGCATTACAAGAGGGCCTTGATTTTGCGATGTATATCGAAGAAGAGAAATCGGCCTATCAAGCGGTAGTTGAAAACTGCTTGAGCTTGTACTCAGACGGCGATTCTCCGGGAGAGGTTGTTGTTACACCACACACCGCTAGTCCTAAGATTCAGTTGCGGGTAGTAACCGCGTTTATGACTAGCCCTGTGATGATGGCTGCTTCCCCTGAAGTACAAGATGAGTTTATGAAATACCGTCAATTCCTGATGGATTCAATGGGAATGACTCTGCCTGAGGCAGTACCAAACCCAGATGATATGGCTATCCTGATGCAAGCAGAACAGGCTGTTCAGGAACAGATGATGCAAATGCAGGGTCAGGGAGGACTTCCCGGCCCCCAACCCCCTAGTCAAGGAGCCGCGTAATGTCGGAGGAAACCCAAGTCCCTACCCCTGAAACCAATACTCAAGAGACACCTAATGCAGAAACTCCTGCTTTGGATGTCAATACAACAGTAAAGGTAGGAGACCAGGAAGTCCCTGTATCGGAATTGGTATCTGGATATCAGAAACTCGGAGACCTTGAAGAGTACAGGAAAAACGCTTCAATGCTTGTCAAGAATACTCCTATGTCCCCCGAGGATAGGAACAAAGCAATGAGGTATATTTTGGAGAAGGAAGGATACGCCCCCTCCCAGATTGATGAACAACTGAGGGCAACACAAGCAATGTACGACACAGACGAACGAAACGAACCAAACGAGCAATACGAAGAACCTCAATATGCCCCGGAACCCCAAGCTACCCCTGAACCCCCACCGGGAGTAGACGAAGAAGCGAGAGATGAAATCGCTCGCATGAAGCAGCAGAACAACAAACTGCAAGTTGATATGCTGAAAAGAGACCTTGGGGAATCAATGCAACGGGTTATGGGTTCCAATGATTCGGTACGAAAGCTCTTCGACAAAAGCAAAGAGCTTGCGGGTGAAGAAGGATTTGCTGAAAGAGCCGCTGGCATTCGATCCGAAATTCAAAGAATTGCATTAGAAAATATGCGATCTCGAAGAAATAGCGGAGAGAGGTTTGACAAGTCATGGTTCGACCAGGAAACTAATAAAGCTGCTGATACCGTTTATCAGCGAATTCGGTCGGTAATCGGTGACCCGGACAAAATCCAAAGGGCACCGGAAACAGCATCGGATGTTGAATCGTTTATCTCAAAGCCACCTGTTGCTGCTCCAACGTATGAACGAGGGGACAACATGGGATCTGCTACTGACAAGTCTCACGACTTCACAGTAGATGCCCTCTCTCGTCTTGCTGCGGATCTAGGAATGGGCGGCGAATCTCGTATTTAATGAGGAGAAGCCAAAATGGCCGCTACTTCTGGTTCACTCTTCGATAAACATTCTGACCGGATTGAAGAAGTCATCAATAAGAATATTGAGGTCTTCCTTCCTTCTCTTGACCCTGTATGGCGTGACACTGTTGTCACTTCTCAAGGTGTAGGTCCCGCCGATGCAATCGGTCGTGACATGAAGATCCTTAAGACATACATGGGTTCAATGGCAGGTGTTCTCGAACAGGGTGCCCCACGCGGAGACGTGGGTCTTTATGGTGATACAACTTCAGCCGCTGCGCTTGGTAGTCGTATCTATGATCAAAACTTGACTCAAACGTGGCCTTCGCCACTGGTGGGTCCAAACGCTTCGCCGTATCGTCTTGGTATCGGAATGCGTTCCATGATGTCCAACATCATGTTTACGCTTGGCGAACTCCAGGCCGAAGCGGTTCCTGCGTTCATTGGTGAGGTTATTGCTCCAAAGCTCGAAGGCTTTGCGAAAAATGTCTCACATACTCTTTGTAACTACTGGTACTTGAATCAGAACGATTCTTATGCCATTTGTCAGATTAGTAACTTGACCCTTTCTGGTTCAGGTCCTTACTACGCTACCTTCTCTCCGTCCAACAACGCTGTTGATCGGTTCTACGTTGGTATGCGTGTTGACATCTGGGACGATGACAGTGGTGCTCCCGACCTCGATGACAGCGTACATGGTGTTAAGAACTCTACGGATGGTGCACTTGCCAACCGCAAGGAAGTCTACGTCGATTACGTTGATGAGCTTAAGAACGAAGTCCGACTCGTTTGCGAAACGGACCATTTGGATGCCACTACCCACCAGACGGTTGCTAATGATGACTGGGTCCTGTACGCAGGCTCTGTCGGATCAGCTGCTGCTACTGGTTTTGCTGGTATCAATAGTTGGCTCAAGTCGGGTGCAGCAGGTAACAATAACCTGTACCTCTTGGGTGATGATCGGGACACAAGTAATCAGATTGATGTCTCAGCGCATCCTGAGTTCAAGTCCTTCACCAAGAGCAGCGTTGGTACATTGACTGAGCACAAGCTCCGTCAGTACCTCCGTCGCTACCACGCAGCTAAGAACAAGTATGGTCAGTACATTGACTGCCTGATTGCTTCTGACGGTGTGTGGCTGGCTTACGAGGCAACCAAGATCGGTCGCGAGATTCTCGACCGTACTGGCCGTCTCAGTAGCATTAGCACTGAAGGTTCCCAGGAAGGTTTCCAGTTCGCCTTTGATGGCCGTTCGTACACCGGCTACACCTCGACTTACGTTGAGGATGGTTCGGTCTACGGCATCCGTAAGGGTGGCTCCAACTGGAAGCGTTACGTACCGCCTACACCTTCAGGCTACAGCACGTTTGACCGGGCTGACTCATTCATTCCGTTCAACTTTGTTGCCGGTGCTCTTACGGGAACAGGTACGAATAAGCTCCCCATCTACGACAGTTCTGGTTCTAATACTCTCGTTACTGAGGGTGTTCAGATGCCCGGTCTGATGAGGATGCAGCTTGTTCCAGATCAACCTTCTGGCATGAAACTGACCGGTGTTACTACCGACCAGCAATTCAGCGATAACTGATCTGACTGAAGGAAGTCCTCCTTCCCCTGATCGGGACCCCCCAGCCTCCGGGGGGTCCCTTTCTTTTATTTCCCCGCTAAGTGGTTACAATTAGACTACCCCAAGAATAAGGAAGACAAAAATGTCAGTGGTAGATATCGAGATGGTTTTTGATCCTATTGAAATGGCGACGATGGACGGCCTTAAACTGGATGAGAGGCATCACATCTGTCCCGAGAGTCAATGGCTCAGGGCAGTAAAGAGAACTACCGGAAGGGATGACCTATTCGTTTATTACCACAAAGAAACGGAGAAGTTCGTCTTAGCCCAATGGATCTTTACCCCGGAAAAGGATGGGGCAGCGATCTGTACCGAACTTGAGGTAATGGATAAAGCCCCTGACCGTGGAGGTTGGATCTCTCTTGAGTACATCAAGAGACGTTGTGCTAAAGGAGACGAAATGATGAAGTCTCTAAGGCGTAAGGTTAAGGAAGCCAGTTATCGAAAGAAGGCAGAAAAAGAAGAGTTGCTTCAGCAGAGAACCGAAACTGCTAACCATTATAGGAGGAAGGGCATGGAAGACGTAGCAGCTAGTGTGGAGAGTAGTAATTACCAGAAACCTAGTGAAGAACTACTCGATAAGTTGAATACTTCTGCCAGTGGAAAAATCATTACTTCGGGATAAACCATGCATAGCACCGGATCATTTTTGCTAACAGTCATCGAAAGAGTGAGGGCCTATCTAGACGAGGCTTCACTCGATGCTAAATACACAAACGATTATTTAGTAAGACATGTAATTACGCCAGAAATGGTTAATGTGATGTCCAGGCTCTCGATGAACTTTTCCAATCCCGTTAGGATTAGGCACTCCATTACTCTGTCCAAAACCCAAGAGCACTACGTACTCCCTCCTAACATCGGGGAGATATACCGGGTAGCTATCTTGGACACAGACAACCGGGTTACAGAAGAGTGGATGCCTAGAAACGAGTTTCACCCTCGCGGTCCTAGCTGGCAAATCCAAGGCAACATGCTTTCCTTCCGCCCCCTACCTACAAAAGATTCGACGGTAGATATCCATTACATCCCTAACGGAGATTTCCAGCCTCACTACGATTCAGATGGCGGTGAGTTTACTAGCCAAACCACATTCATATTTGACGCTGCTCCTACTCTTGGTTCGATTGATAACCGAGAGAATGCTTATGCAGGGGCTATCTTGAGGGTATGGACTTACAGCACCCATGCAACTCTTGAGGAACGGGTTATTGAGTCATACGACGCCAGCACTCGAACGGCTACTGTTAGGCGTCCATTTACTACGGATATCTCTGATGGGACTCAGACCGGGATGCGTTACGAAGTAGCTCCTGTCGGAATGAACTCCCTTTACCAAGCCATTGCTTGTGCAGCAGCGATCAATCTGGGCACCGCAAGAAATATAACCCAGAAGCAAATGCAATTCCTGATGCTTCAGTACAAGATCAACATGAAGACTATCGGAGACAACCTCTCCAACATGCAGTCAAGAATTGGAAAACACTACGACAAGAGGACGGTTGATAACCATAACTCTCTTCTTTTGGATGATGGTTGATAGATGTCTAGCTTTAACTCTAAGTCATACCAAGATGCTTTTTGGTCAGAACTGACTGTTAACCCTGAGAGGTCTTCGATAAATAAACCTCAGGGTAACTTTTTAGATTCCCCTGACCAAGCTGCTCCTGGCTCAATGCCTGAGAAGGATGGGCACTTTAGACAACCTTTTGATCTTGGTACTCCACCTAAGCACAGGGCAAGGGCCCCTTTCAGTACTCAAGGAGGAAAAGACACAGGAGGGCGTTGGCCTTTCACTCAATTTAACGGTTGGACTGGATTCGGGAACATCCAGCTTCCTGAGGGTGAAATACCGATTCCTCCTCCCGGTGAAACTGACTCAGTATCATTCAGTAGCGAGGATATGACTCCGTGGGCTTCGGGCTCTGCATCTTCAAACGAAATTGTTTATGGGTCAACATCAGAATCGGAAAGTGCTTCAACGGAAAGCGATAGCTCAGACGTTAGTGGCTCTAGCGACGGTTCTAGCAGCTCATCACCAATATTCGATACAGACGACCCAAACACCGGAGGATGTACTCCTGCGGGTTGTTGTAGTGGTTTTAATGGAACTGCTCCAGCAGGAATAGGAGACACTGCATACGCCGTCACGACGTATGGTGCCGGGCCAAATACTGAAGGTTCACACGCCTTTAAAGGGTGTGTGAAAGAAGGAATGAGAGAAGGTTGTTTTATTGTCAACGATAATCTTTCTTCAGACGAGCAGCCAGTAGTAGCTAATTACGTAGTTGACTCTATAACCGCTGACGTTGAAATGTACGGGTGTCCAAATGGGGACGCATTTTACAACGTAAATGGTGTGGATTATAGTGCTAACGACCATCCAAACGGTATTAATGTTGGTTTTGATTGGGATAGTTCAGACACTAGCCAAATAGGCAGGCCTAAGGTATCCGGTAGTTTTAGTGATTGTTGTGGGGACAACCCAGACATTAACGACTGTGCGGTGATCAGTATAGAATGGAAAGTACGTTTCGAAGATACAAACGGAAACTGCTCCCCTTTTACTTGCTCCTACACTTCAACTTCAGTTGATTGTTGTTGCGAAGAAGCTGTCGCAGATGAAGGTACAACGTATGAAGGAGGAGAAAATCCTGTATTCCCTCCTCAACCTTGATTTTTAATTATGAGAGATGACAGAATACAATCTCTAAGAAAAAAATTTCATTCTTCTAACCATAAATCCTTAAACCAGACTGCATACAAAGAAGAAGGTTCAACGGAAAAGGTTAAGAAGAAGAATGGGGATTTGTTCTTTTTTTCTAAGTCTACCTTGGAAAACAAAATCGACCTTAAAGATCAATTTCTAGGTCTGCCTATATTTCTTATTCTTTCAGGTCCAAGCTTAGTCAAAAATAAAAAGGTGTCTCAATCCCTAGAGGACATAAAGTCTTTGGGTGCTTTTTCTTTGGGGGTTAATAATAGTTGGTCTATCTTCAAGCCCACATTTTGGACGTGTGCTGATGGGCCCAACAAGTTCTTGTCTTCGGGATGGCTAGATCCTCGGATAATCAAGTTTGTCCCTAAGGGCAAAGAGGACCAGAAGATAAGAAAAAAAGAGAACGGGAAGTTTATAGACACCTCCATCAGAACCAGGGACTGCCCTAACGTCTTGTTCTATCCTCGAAATACCGACTTTGATAGCGAGTTCTTTTTGACAGAAGGATCTGTGAATTGGGGTCAGACTTCAAAAAGACCTTGTTCTGTTGGATACAGAGGATCAAGATCGGTGATGTTATCTGCCATAAGGCTTTGCTACCACCTGGGGTTCAGGTCGATATACCTCTTGGGCTGTGACTTCCAGATGAAAAGAGGGCAGCAAAACTATGCTTTCAAGCAAGAAAGATCTAAGAGTTCTGTTAATGGAAATAACAGGACTTACGATATACTGAACGACAGGTTTGACGCACTAAAGCCCATCTTCGAGAAGAAAGCTTTAAGTGTCTATAACTGCAATCCTGAGAGCGGATTGAAATCTTTTCCTTACGCAGATCCTCTACAGGGGATTGAACAATTTAAGAAGTTCATCCCTCCAAAAGAAGATACTTACGGGTGGTACGATTAGATGGCTAACGAAATTTCTAGTAATTGGAAATACCCTTTAATTGAACTTAGTCAGGACAAAAGAGTTCCGCTCCCTAGCGTAAGGGAAAACTACGCAGGAGAATTGACTGGCATTGATGGTTCTCTTCAGGGAGGCCTTCGACCGTTCTCGGGATTCAAAAAGGTTATGGATCTGGATTGCACTTCAGATCCTCTCCATAGCTACAACTCGACTATCACTGACTTCTTCCCTGTAACCTTCAGTATCGACTTTGATACCTACGGCTATGGTTTCGTTTATCGAGCAATGAGGGATACGGTCAAAGCAACCGCCACCTGGACTTTCAATGACGAGGTAGCTGCAAACGAGGACATTACCCTTATCGACGCAGCGGGTACCTCAAAGACATACCGTGCTGTCTCTAGTCTTGGAGGAGGAGCCGTAGGTGATGCAACTCCTGCCATAGCTTCAACTGTTGAATTCACTATCGAGGCAGGAGCACTCATCGAAGGCGAGCATGATGGCACTACGACTATCACCTTGACCTCGACAGACGGAACAACCAAGACATACGAAGCTACGAATACCGGAGACGGTATGTACGGAGGTAAGCTACTTCCTAACGGAAACGTAGGCTTTACTTACGACGTAACTGGGGGACCAGGAGGAGACACTATTGGAGACGCAGCCCAGACTGCGGCTAACTTACTTACCGCAATAGAAAGCCCCGTAGGACACACCAGCAGTAAACTTACTGTTGCTCGTGAGGGTGCTAAGTTGACCATTACACAGGTAACGGGGGGGACTGCAGGTAATACCACAATCACTGCGGATAATGAGTTCAAAGCTATCTGTACGGACAATCCTTTCCCCGCTGGTTTTACTGGAGGTAGGGAAGCTGCGCAGATGTTCTTGCAGGGCGGAGACCAGAACGACTCGGCCCAATCTCTCTCCTCCGCGATTACTTCCTCGAACGGACACAACGGAACTATTCTTACTACCTGGACTGCGGGAACGGGAACTATCCTGTTGACCCAAAACACAGCAGGGGAAGAAGGCAATACTGCAATAACGGTAAGTACTAACTGGAATGATGACGTTGCAGGCACTACACCCACTGCTTTTAGCGGGGGATCAGATGTAGATGAGGCAGATATCTTCCTAGACTTTTATTTGGAAAGCTGCGGCGTTTGGTCTAAAGGTAACAAGATCAGAAGCTCTGTAAGTTCCACTGCTCTTATGGATGTCAAGTCCACAGGCAGGTTGATAGTTATTGCTATCCAAGGAAGTCCGGCGACTGTCTTCTATCTAACGGACATTCTTCCTGACAACACATTCGAGAATCCCACTACGGTTCTTTGTGTTAAATCAGGGTCATGTACCTCTGACTCCTCGGGTTACAAATGTCCTGCATCTGCAAACTTTACGTTTGCTAACTCAGTGGACGGAGCAGCTGCAAGATCTACCTTTACGTTCAACACTCATGCTGTTACAGGATCTAAGATTGCAATCGCTTCCCAAGACGGGAATACGAGAACCTACAAGGCAGACGATACTGTTGCAAACGGAACGGCAGGAACAGATAGCCTGGGTGCATACACAACATTCAAGACGGGTGCTCCTCAAGCAACCGCTACTTGGACATTCGAAAGTGCAACCGGAACACTAGATGCGGATGCGACTATCAGGCTGATTGCACACAGCAACGGTATAGATAGGACCTATAAAGCAGCCGGGGCGGGGCCCTCCGTTGATTCAAGTTACGCTTCAAGTGCAACTATCGTTTTGAGCGACAAGGTTGAATACGGAGAAACAATCACCCTCATTGATACCTCGGGCACTTCTAAAACGTACAAAGGTATGTATCAAGGAACGGGAGTAGACGGGTCGGGTAACATTCTATTCCAAGTAGGAACAGATGCTAATGGTTCAGCAAACTCACTAAGGAATGCAATCCTTTCCTCTAATGGGCACAACGGGTCAATCCTCGTAGCTGCTATCGGAGTAGGACAGTCCACTCTATCTCTTACCCAAAACGTAGCGGGGGATGGAAACACAACCATCGCCACATCTACCCACTTCAAAGATTCATGCAGCACTCTGCCCTCCAGGTTTACCGGAGGGGGCAAAGTTATTTTGTTCAACCGTGTTGCTACGGGTGATCAAAATGATACTGCTCAGGTTCTAACGAATGCTATCAATAGCTCAATAGGTCATAACGCAGACGGTATTACTGCTACTTGGACAGCAGGGACTGGCAAGGTCACTGTCACCCAGAAGACTTACGGTAAAGATGGTATGACTACCATCACGACTGGGGGAGGTTGGAACGACGATTGCAGCGTCAACCCAGGTGCAACTTTTACCTTAGCTGACAGCGATGCAACCATGGCTACGGCAGCGGCTACCAACTTGAAAGCTGCGGTTGACAGTGCAAACGGGCATAACTCTGCTGACGGTCTTGCGTCTCTCCAGTTTGCATTCAGTGGTGCAGCTAAAGTAGACGGGACCATTGCCCTTATTTCCGGTAACGCTGACTCCGGAGGAACTTCTATTCTTTACAAGGGAGTTTCCGATGCGGGTGCTACGGGTCAGTTGACTGCCGGAGGTAACGTACAGTTTTATGTTGGAACAAGTGCAGCCGAGGCTGTCACGAATCTGACAGCAGCAATCAACTCGAAGTATGGACACAACTCTGTAGATAAGCAGGCAGAAAGAGATATTGTATTTACCTCTGTACCCGCTAATGGTTCGACAATACAGCTTCTTGGTGCAGGGGCAACGGCTGCTGATTCGAATATAACAAAGAGATATCAAGCAGTAACAACCGAGACTCCTCCTGGTGCTATTGTGGATGGAGGAACAAATGTCAGGTTCTTTGTAGGTACAGACGTAAACACTGCCGCACGTAACTTGGCACTGGCCATCAACTCAACTAACGGTCACTCGACTACGCTAACTGCTACTTACGTAGAGGGCGACGGTTACGCAGCGGTCAAGATCAAGCAGGTAAACAAAGGGCGTCACACAGAGACGCAGATCACAACCAATGCTGACTTTAGAACCGCATGTCCCTCAATGCCATCGACTGCATACTTCTATGATGGAACAGACCCAGCGGCTAACGGTACAGTCTTTACGGTAAGCAGCCCTTCATCGGGAACCATCAAGATTCAGCAGGTCGTTAGATCTATTACTACCACAGCTACAGGTCAAACAACAGTAGCTGTGGGAGGAGGATTTAACGACAACGTAACAGGTAGCGTACCTGCCACTTTCACCGGAGGTGCAGCTACAGCAAGTTCTAATAGTAGGTTTACAGTTACCGCTAACTCAAGTGCTGGTGTAGTCCTCTTTACTAACACTACTGGAGGAGGAGCGGGTAACCAGAAAATCAATGTCTACGAGAACTTCGAAGACGCAACAACAGGTGTTCCTCTAAGGTTTGACGAAGGTGGTTTGATTCCAAATAACTTCTGTATCGCTATGAGAAACACAGATTTACAAGAATTCGAATTCAAGTTCGATACTTCTACTGATTCTGTTTCAGGAAATCCAGTAGATGACTTTGGTCAATATGTAGTTGGTATTCAAACAGCCAACAACATTAAGAAACAGATGGATCGGTTTATATCTGTCTTGACTGCTGTTAAGGAAACAACAAAACTTCTACCTTACAAACTCGAAGAAAAGAAAATGCTTGTAAGGCAAAGGGTTCCTGGGGTAGCGGGCAACACCGTAATAACCATCCCCGCCTCTTATACCGATAGCGATAGTGATAAAGTAAGTACTACCTGTGTTACAGTCACAACTATTAACGATTCAGGGCAGACTGCGTTTACGGGAGGATCTACAGAAGTCTCAACAGAAACTTCTTCTTCAGAAACAAGTAAGACCTGCCTTGAAAAGTTCTTCCTTATCATTGAGACAGAACCCGGTCCAGGGTTGAAGCCTTCTTTCTCAGGTCCTGCAAGGTTCTTGTCAGATGACTCAATAGACTTGACTGCTACAGTGCCTAACGATGTAGCTAGACCAGGAAGTGCACAGTTAAAACTAAGCGGTAAGAGACTAAGTTCGGGAGAATACTTCACAGGTGGCAAAGTAATTTCAAAGGATTCCTTCAACGGATCCTTTAACAGAATGTTCCAGCAAACCATTTCTGAAATCCAATCAGGATGGAATGCACTTCATCCTTATGATCAGCTTGACTGTGACTTTGATTATGGAGGTACTGGGGGAGACACTACCTCCGGAGACGATCCCTGGTGTTTGCCTTTATCTGAGAACGTGACTTGGATCGGTTCTAATTACGGAGGAAACAAGCTACCCGGAGGAGGTCTTGCTGATACTTCCTACTGTATTTTCGACCAAGATACTATTGAACAAGGTAACTACGTAAACCAGCTACCTATTGTGCAAAACTTCATATTCGCACAGGAAGATTTAGTAGACGTTATTAGTACGACCGGAATAGTACCGTTGGAGGATCCATTACCGGATGATGAAGATCAAACTACTTATGTTGATCAGTCACCTATTAAGAATCTTGTGGTTGATATTGAAGTTCGTAGAAAAGATCTTACTGATACCGACTACGGGGATTTCGTTCAAGTAGTAGATAAAGGACATTTGGAACTAAATCAAAAGCCTTCTTCCGACGTGTATCAGTTTGTACCTAACAATAAGGGTGGTTTCTATGCTGTTTATAACAACGAAGATGCAAGGCAAGAAGCATTCTTTGTAGAAGAAAGCAAACAGTTAGCTGATGGTTTTACAGGTAAAACTTGTTACATAGTCCATACGAACTTGGCTCAGTTCTTTGAGTGTGATCATTTTGCACCTGGAGATTACCAGCTTAAAATTCGAGTAAGGTCCATCTGTTGCCCTACCCTCCAAACAGCTACGTCAACTTTTACGTTCCAAATTAGAGAAGCAGTATGTGGTTACTCTGAAGACGACTTCTCCGGTGTAAAAGAAGCAAAGCAACTACAAGCGGGGAGTTATGTCTTTGCTTACAATCTATTCGATAGTAGGACAGGCAGAACCTCGGCTCTCTCTGAGATTGTCCAGACAACTAAAGATGATTTCTTGGATGTGACTTCAGGTGAAGACCTTATATATCCGAACAAGTATGCAAGTGTTGAGATAATCTACGACCATACTAAATACGATTACGCATACTTTTACAGGTCTGTAAAAACAGAAGCAGCAGGGGGTACTTTTAGTGGTGGTGTGATGGGCCTTGATAAAATTGTCAGGCTCAAAGACTTCAGGACAATTGCAAAACAACCTGAGAATCATTCAAGATCGGTTTACACCTACCACCTAGAGGACCTGGAACTTATCTATCGTCCTACCTTCTCTACAGAATCTCCTGTCTTTGATAAAGAGATTCCCTACGGAGGTAAGATGGAGTGGTACGGCAACACCTTGTTGATGTCTCAGATTAGAAACACACCTGCTTCGACCCCGGACGAGATTGACTCGAAAGATATCTTCAGAGGTATCGGGGAACTCAGGTGGTCTTCGATGTCTGAGCGATCCCCGGAACTGTTCGCTCCTATGAACAGGTACGTTCCTTCCCTTCCATCAAACGAAATGGTTGCCCTCAAGAACGTCGGAGACTCAGTCTTCGGATTCAGTAGAGACAGGGTCTACAACATTCGGAAGGAAGCTGGGGGTAGCGGGGGATACATGCGTCTGATGGAGATGCACGAAGGGTTTGGGATTACAGGCCCTGATGCACTTGAAGCGGTTGGTTCATCAATCTACTTCATGACCCCTAAGGGAATCAAAGCTGTAACCTCCCAGGGTAGGTTGGATGACATCAAGGCGTTCGATAACCATCTCCAGAAGGAATGGCCTGTCGATCTCTCTTCTGTTCAGTGTGCCCTTGACCCCACATCCTCGGTGATGTTCTGGCTGCACCCGACCAAAGAAGAAGTTTTGTGTCTCTGGTTTAACAGCTCTAAGACTTCAATCTTGAAAGACATGGCATTCTCTTCTTTGAAGAGGGGGTCTTGGCCTAGCGATCTATCAAATTACAACAGTGATCTGGTAGAGAGGGCTTTCTTCCTTCAGAATCCTCCTTCGGATCTACAAGGATTCCTGCCTCGTATTTACATACACGACTACAGGTACGAGAGAAAGATCTCGGGATCAGGCTTAGGCTTCAATGATTCAACTCGTATTACTCTTATGGACGGCTCAGGAGACACTAGGTTCAAGACATCTGGTACACCTTCTGTGTCCGGCTCTAATACAGTCTTGACTATTGATAATACAGACGGGTCCCTGATTAGTAACTCTTGGATTGGATCCTACCTGTACGTTCTTGATTCAACTACAGAGTCTCTGATTGGAACCAAAGCTAAGATCCTCAATATAACCAGAGAAGACATTGAGGAACTAACCACCGAAGATACCCATACAGCTACGGGTACAGGTTCTAATCAGACGATCATCACCGTAGAAGGAACCTCTTTGCAGTCTTTGCCTGACGATTCAAGGATCGTCGTTTCTCCTGTCTACTTTAGATGGATCGGCCACTGCCTGGGTATGCAGGCGGAATCCCAGAAGTTTGCACCTATGGACTACCACAGGAGCAAGCACATGGAAACGCTGTCGGCTTCGTTTGCAACTGTTTCTGGCCCTCCATCGACAGACTCGAATAAGGACAATAGGTTCAGAGCACTTGCCTTTGAAGGGGAATCCCTTACTCCTGTAGACACTGCTTATCCCAAAGACCTGAACGGTTCAAAGACCTCTTCTGTGGTTGCAGGGGAATCCGTCATCCCAGCAGCTTTCGGATCTGATTCAACCTTGACCGGTAACTATGGAGTCGATGGTCCCTTCATCTCCCCGGGCCTAGAAGTCTACTGCTCAGACTTGGATTTCCTCCTCCTCTCGGTTATGGTAGAAGGAAAGATCCAATCGACCTCAAGGACCTCAAAACCAGACATCGGAGTTTGATATGGCCTACGGCTACAACGACAACATGAGTGACTTTTGGGAATCCGACGATTACCAAGCCTCATCTTTAGATGACTTTCTGCAGTCTGGTGGTTCTCCTGGTAGTGAGGGTGCCCTAGGTCCTCAAATCCAAAGCGCAATGTTTGGCGACCTGAGAAAAGCTGAAGAGGCAGAGAGAAAAAGACAAGAGTCACAAGACAAAGCTATCAAGCTTTTGCTTGACTCTGGGTATCAAGGTTCATTGGATGCAATCAAAGAAAACTTTGCGTCTGCGAACCTGATTGCAGATGAAACAATGGCCGGGAGGATGGATGCATTAACAGAAGGGGCAGACAGACAGAGATCTGCTCTCGATGATCTTGAAGGAGCCTTAGGCCAATTCAGTATGGAAAGGCCTGCCAGTGATCTGGAAGCAAGAGCGGAAGAAGGAATCTTCGGAGCTGACGCAAGCAGAATTCAGATCGAAGCAAAGGCTGAAGAATCAAGAGATGCAATGCTCAAAAGGATTAGAGAATCCGAAGCTTCATCAGATAAAGATTATGAAGCGAGCAGACAAGCAGCAAAGAGGGCCGAACAACAAGCGATAAAGACCAAAGAAGAGTTTGACTCCAGAAGCTTTGAAAATGAGATAGCTCTAAATGATGCCTTTCGACAGGAAACCGAAGAAAACATTCGTGCAATTAAAAGCGATCCCAGTCTTACTCCTCAACAAAAGACTGACATGATCAATCACGTACAAGCAAAATCAAGACAACAGATAGGTAGTTCTGTTGGTCGTCTTGTATCTCAAAGGTTCGAACAAAGTGCTGCTCTTGGCAACTTTGTCGCACAAACCCAAAACGCTGTATCTCAAACACACGCAGCTATTGGTAATGCTATCACTCAAAGAACTCTTGCAAACACATCTGCCATGAAGAGCGTTTATGACTCATACAATCAAGCTATTCAGTTCGGTGCTGGGCTTGTTGAGGGAGCACGACAAACAGGCGCACAATTGTTTGGTACTGCTGCTCAAATGAGAGCACAGGCAGAAGCAGCAAGAATGGAAGGCCAGAAGTTCCTGGCACAAGCAAAAGTCCAACTAGAAAATAGTGTGTCAAACGGTGTGCAAGCACTGTGGAAAGATTACGGAGCAGAAAAAACAAGGGCAGTAGAAAACCAAGCTCAACAGTTCTTTGCTGCCCAAAAAAACCTTTTTGGTGCTTCTGCTATTTTGGAAAAGAGGCAGTATGGAGTTGTTCAAACAGCAGCTATGTTTAGTAACTTCTTCAAGACTGCTGCGTTGGCCGGACAAGCAGGGGGTGTAGATTTTGGTCGAGAAGGAGGAGCGTTTAATTACCAGGAACTAGCCTCCTCTTCCCCTTGGGACTCATCCTCTTTCCTTAATTTTGCACCTAACGTCTACAGTGGACCTCAAAACCAACAAAACCAAGACACCTTCCCGTTCCCACAATACGGATGATTTAGATGAATCAATTCCCCGCTAACCAGCCTATGAACCCAATGATGTTTGACATTACTCCCGACATGGGGATTAGTGAACAAGACGATATGTCTATGGGTGAATACTTTGCCAATGCCAACAGGGCGTACGGACTTTCTAATCATCCTTTGAGGGGACTCCCCACAAACTCTGCAGACGCAGAAGCACAGACACGGGCTAATGATGCTGTGTTCAAGAGAATGAGCGAAGCGAATAATACTCCTGTCATAAACGATCAGATAGGTTTAGCTGAACATTTTGCTCGAAGTGCTTCACAAGAAGAAGCTTCTGTTATCGCAGGCAAAAATGCAGTTATGCAAGCTCTACGCGATTCTGTTGCAAGGAACAACGGAAGAGTCAATGAGGCCAATAAAGAGTTTATTGAATCGGACGGGATGATCCCTGAGGTCTTTGCTCAGTTGGTTAAAGCCGGTGAGTTCCATAATAGATCAAAAACCATGCAGCTTTTGACAGGTAACTTGGTTGCAGACATTATCTCCCAACAAAACCTTGACGACCTGTCTACTTCTTTTGGTAGGCAATACCAGCAAGGAACAAGAACCGGAGCCATAGCTAAAGGCGTTGAAGGCATACTTGAAGGTCTACCTCCAAACCCAGCTCAAAACCCTTGGAACTTTGTTACTCCTGTATATCTTTACAATGCTGCATCCTGGTTGTTTGGTGGGTCTGACGACTCTACCTCTATCCACCGTGATGGAGACATGAATACCGCCAGTGCAGCTACCAATAACAGAATGATGGAAGAGGCCTACAAACTTAGGCCGGGGTTTGACACCTTTAGAGATTATGCCTCAACCTTGCTTAACTCTCTTCACGTTACCAACAACCAAACAAAGGCCCTTCCTAACGAAGAGGTATTTGGTCCGGGTGGTGTGATCACTGATGAGCTTCAAGGGGTTACTGTTTATCTTGAGCAACTCAGAGAAGTAACAGATAAGGATGTCCACAAAAAAGTTGCTGAGAAAATGATGTCTGAGACCGGATGGTCGGGCGGTGCAGACAGGCAAAAGAGAGTATTGGAACTTGTAGACAAGTATCAAAAAGCAATCGTGTCTTCTTTTTCAGACTCCGATCAACTAAGAGAATTGATGAAAGATTCAATTAGTGCTTTTGACAGGTTGGAAAAGAAATACAACAAAGGTCAAAGGTCTCAGGCAAGAGATCTTTTTATTGAATACTACAAGCCATTCCTTGGTGGAAGTTCTCCTGAAGCTTTTGCATACGGACAGGAAAAGTCCAAGAACGCTCAGTCTGAAAAAGACAAGATCAGAAAGATGTTGGAATCGGATTCTGATTCTTCAGACCCTCAAAAAGTTGAGGACTTCAACTTTGCTATGCAGATTCTTTCCCGTGTCAATGGACACCTGGGGGGAGGCATGGCAGGCAACTTTAACAAGATGGGTGCTTCTAGTAAGTACAACAACATTGATGAGTATCGAAAGTACATCAACGATGAAAATCTTGATCCTGCTGACATACTCAAAGAAATGAAAGCTGTCAGGAAGCAATACAAATCAGCAGCGATTTTGGCTCTAAGGTTCAAAGAAGTAAACGACACATTGATTGGCGATTACTCTACGGACATGGATGAGTACAAACATTTCATGACTGCTCTTAGTGATACCATCAAACCTTTTGCTTCTGAAGCAATGATGAGTAACCCCCAAGCAGCGATTGAAGAAATGGCTAAAACAAGACAAAGACTTGTAGAGTCAGCTGCAGAAAACGGCTCCATTGCTAAGTACTTCAATGACATAGGTATTTCGTTTGGAGATCCTGAGACCCTGGAAGCTATTGATCTGGTTGCTCCTAGTCGTGAAGCTCTCTATGATTATTACTATGAGATGCAATCACTAGCGGAGAGTACAGATGAGGGTGAATCTGTTTTTCTTCCTGAAGCAGAAGCTCCTTGGCAGCCCTACATGCAAAGGATGGCTCTCCTGAATGTGTATAAAGCACGAATGGAACGGATGGCGTTTGAGGGTCTTCCTGTATCCGAGGATTCTGCTGAACAGCTTAAATTGATGGAAGACCTTCAAGATCAAATAGACATAAACGAACTACAGGACATTCTCTTAGAGGTAGGCCCTGAAGGATTGTTGGAAGAATTGGGAGGCGAAGTTGAAGACTGATTGGAAAAGTATGTCTAAGAAGGTATCTGAGATTCACTCCCAGGAAGGCCGCGCTGCTGTCGATAAGACAGGCAGGGACGCTATGGAGTTGCCTTACCCTCTCATCAACACAATCCCCGAAGACAAACTAATGTCACTAGCGGGGAAAAATATCAGTCCAAAAGCAATCCGTAAGTTTACTTGGGAAAATCGTAAGGAACGGTTTATCACAAGAGACAAGACCGTAATCTGGACTTATTACGATCTAGATTCCGATACCTCCTATGTGGGCGCAGGAGCCTTCGTAGAACCTAAAGCACTCAACAAAGTGAAAGAAGAGAACGTGTTGCGTTCTTACGAAAGCGAGAACCCCGATGTCACAGTTTAATCAACCCGGGTTGTTTGACGAATTAATGAAAGCAATGGATGAAAAAGCGTTGGTTCGTAGAGGGGTCCCTATGGGTCAACAAATTATCCCGTGGTTAGATCCTCAATTACGACCAAAAAGAAAAGACTTAGATCGTCGTCGTAGGGATAGAAAACAAAGACAAAAAGGTCTTAGTGGTTCTGCTCCAGCAAGACTTCGAGGTACAGCTGGGGTCCCTTCTAAGTCAAATCCTACCCCAATGATTAACAATGCTCCTAAAACTGCAGGAGTTGACAAACCTAAATCTAGCGGGTCTAAGAGATGGGTAAACATTGGCACTCCTAAAAAGGGTAGAGGAGGGGCTAAACCTTTTATTGAGGGAGCTGCTCCTGAAACTACTTTCCGTGGTCAAGGCGGAGGCGGAGGTGGAAATACACCACCAAAGGATGCGCCTGACACACCTAAAGGCGGCAAGTTCATGAAGGGCTTGAGCCGTATGATGGGCCCCTTCTTTGTTGGCATGATTGCTAACGACATCCTTAAGCAACTCCTCGGTCAAACAGAGGGTGCTCGACAAGAGAAGATGGGGCAGTTCATGGCGGGGGAAGAAGCACTTGGTATGCTGGGTACTCCTGATGATTTGACAACAAGACGCGAACTAGCTTCTTTGATGGAAGGATTGGCTGATTACGAAGGAGCCAGGAGAAATCCTATCTATGACAGGATCCTCTGATAAAGACAATGGTTAATCGACTCGCAAAACTTGTTGGCAACTTCAGGGGTAAAGCTCCCGCTGCAGTAGGCCCCCCTAAAGAACACGGTTTCATTAAGAACTTCCTTTTTGGGGATGAGGGATTTGTACGTCAGAATCCTGTAGCTGCAGGCATCGGTGGACTGGGCCTAGCGGGGATGCTTGGTCAGCCTATAGTAAAGGGCATAAGGTCCGGATATACGGACTATGATTTCAATCGACAAGTGGCTGCGGTCAAGGCTGAGAAGGAAAACAGAAGGTATATGGCTGGTATGAACCAGCAAAGAGAGGAAGTAGAAAAGGAGTTAGCTAGACAAGCAGCTAGGCTTGCGGCAGCTAATCCTAATTTATACAATCAAATCATGGCGGGACGACGCTTGCCGCAGGGTGCGGTACTTCTAGGCGGTCAGCCCCGTACAGATCTCATGGAGCAGATTGCCTACGGAATGGCATCTAATCCTCAGTTACAACAACCGGGACCAATGATGGCCCCACAAGATCAGTTCCTCAACGAACTAGGAGTTTAGAACAATGGCAGGCGAAACTGCACTTCCAATCCAAGAAACCCCCGACTTCTTCCAAGACGTTACTTGGTCGGGATCAATCGCAGAAGATATTGACGAAACGTATTTCTACTACTGTGAACGTGACACCATTGTAGATTCAGTAGTTGCTATTACTGACACTGCTGATGACAACATGACTATTGATGTGAAGAAGGGTGCTGGTGGAACATCCATCTTCAGCACTATCATTACTACTGCTGGTGCCGATGCAGTCTACGCAGGCGTATTGTCTACAACTGAGAATCTTGTACCTGCGGGTACTGTATTGCACCTGAACTTTGCAAACGTAGATACCGCCACCGGCGTTCTGGTTCAGGCTCGCATCCGCACCCGAGTACGCTGATAGAGAAACCCTTTCTCGTTTGTTGAGGCGGGGGCGGTTGGTGCAAGCTAACCGCCCCTTTTCACCATGGCTACCCAGCAAAATCTTTTAGGCGCGTTTTCTCTTCTCGAAGGAATCGAGGATAAGCTTTATCCCATCAAGCCAAATCCCAATCCTCAAACCGGAAGGATTCTTAGAGAAATAGCAAGCAACTTGTCTGAGACAAAGGCTGCAGGGGGTTATGTAACTTCTCCAGGGGAAGTTGTAGATGAGTTCTTAAAGAACTGGATACCGGGGCACTCCAAAGGTCCCTCTCTTAGAGGAGCAGATGTTGTTGCTCCTCCTTATGCTCTTCATCATCTGTCGGGAAATCCGATGGAAACTCACCATTTCTTGCAGTTTAAGTTCCCGTTCAAAGGTAAGTACAAAGGTATGACCTTTGAAGAAATGCTTAATACTCCCGGGGGACGAAGAGAACTAGACAAAATCTCAAGTGTATACAGCAAAAAGAAAGGTAAGAGTGCCCGAAAAGAGCTTGTTTGGGGCAAGAAGGGAGCGAGAAAAAAACTTAAGTTACATCCTGCTTTGGTTAAGGGAGCCAAAGAAGCCGTGAAATGGGATGACGCAAGGCGTAAATTCCTGGGTCTTAGTAATCTAGGCATGACCGAGGGTAAGGGTAAACTTATCCCTAGGACTCTTGCAGGTTTTCGGAGTGCTGAAGATCTTAAAGAGATAGCAGAGTTGTCAAGGATGTTTGGGGTTCCCATCAATGATGAGTACAACACTCTAAATATCGCTGGCAGACAAAGACAGCCGATTAGTACGTTATTGGATGTTCTTACTCCGAAAACTAAACTTTACCACATGACCAGAAGTAAAAATCTCTCTTCAATCCTTGAACAAGGGCTAATACCTTACAAGGCACTTAGAGACGCGGGTGCATTTTTATGGCAAGACAAAGCAATCCCTCTTAAAAGAGCAGGTAAAGACTTTGGTCCTTTCTTTAGTTTGAACAAGCCTGTTATGGACAAGCTTCCCGGGGGTGGAACAGGAAGATGGGACCACTACAAAATCTTTGAAACTACTGCTGAAGAATTAAAGAAGGCTGGAGTTTTGCCAAGAGAGGAAATTTCACGACTCTTATCTGGAACAGGTATTTCCGGAGAAATTCAGGCGGGCGGAAAGGTCCCTGCTGGGATCCTTAGGAACATGAAATTAAGGGGGGGACAGTTGATGCCTCTTATGTTGGTTGGTTTGCTGGCTTCCTTGTTTATAGGTGAAGATTGATGGCTGTTGAATTCCAACCAACTCAGTTTCAGCCAGTAACCTTTTACGATCTTCCTACCCTTGCGTTCTCGCAGGTAATGGAAGGAGAGTTTACTGTTCCGGGATTCTTTTCCGGTATATCTGAAGCTACAGGTATTGGTAACGCAACACTTACTCCCACTGAACGGGAGAGCATAGTTGACCAGCAAAAACAGAAGCATGGTTTAACTGGTATTTCTGGTGCTCTTGCAGATATCGCAACTAACCCTTGGGTCTGGTTTGCGTTCTTGACTACCCCGGGTGCAGTGAGTGCGCTAAGGAACAGCACAAAAGGAATCTTCAAGGTTAGTCCTGAGTGGCATGTCTTCAATAGAGAAAATGCTCCTTGGCTCATAGGCTGGAGATTCCTTACGGGCAATCAGATATTTAGAAACACCCATCTCCATCCTGCTATGACTGCTGTAGCTAAGGAGAGAAACAAGCAGATCCAGTACATGGAAGAAGTACTGCAGCCTGCGAGGGAAGAAGTACTAGCTAACCTGAACTCTATGGGCATCCGGGTAAAGACCCTGGATCCTACAAAAGCTCCGGTTCAACACCGCGATCTCCTCAAAGACATCGACATTGCAATACACGGAAGACTAGCGGGGAAAGACAGAGCAACAAAAGAAGTTGTATCGAAAATTGAACAAGAGATGGGGGAGTTTACTTTCACTCTCATTAAAGATGATGGAAGTAAATACGAAAAGCTTGTAAAGGCAATGGATCTTGATGATGCCAAGAGAGCTTTGGTTCAAACAGGGGACATGAGATCCTTAAATAATTTCGACAAAGCTGTAATGAACAAGAAACCAACTGCAAAGTTGGTCGAAGAGGTTGTAAATGTAGATCCTATTATGTCGCGTGTTTCCGTTGATGAGACAATCAATAAGTACGGTCTTCAACCGATGATTGATTCGATGAGAAACTACTACGACGAGATGGGGAAAAGGCTTTTCCTTAATGAGGATCTTCTTACTCGCAATGGTATTACGAGTCCTGAAGCTTTACGAAGAGTTATGGAAACTCCGGAATCTCTTAAGCAATATGTAGACAAGGATAAGGTAGTAAACCTATGGAAGTCGGCAGAGCTTAGAAGTGTAAGTGCTAATGCTGAAGGAGAGATGAGTAAGAGAGCGACGGAGGCTGCCGGTGATTTGTTTTCTGTTTCTCAAAACAGATCAGACAATCCTGGTCTTAGAACAGTTCGTGAAATCATGAACTTTGTAGATGCAGAAAGCAGATTCGGTAAAGAGATTAACTTTGACACTCTTGTACGGTCTGAAGATTTGGGGGATATGATTTCCCGTGTTGTATCTAACAACATGGCTGGAGGTAAGTATCACCCAAAACTTTATGACAGTGTAGACGGAACGGGAAGGTCTCTGCTTCGTAAAGCTGTGAGGTCTTCAGGTAAGAAGACGGTGGATCAAGCGATTGCTGCAGGTCACGTTCTACCTAAGAATCCTAGGAACTCCTTTGGTGTTTACTCAGCGGAAGACATTGAGGCATTAAAGAGATTATCTAATAATGATCCCCGCTTGATAAAACGGTTAGAAAAGATTGAGGCCCGTCTAAAAGCTGTATCGAGTGATCCTACTAAAGAAGGTATGGTTACTGTTCAGAGATTGGGGGCACACGACGCCGTAAAGTTTTACGGTATGAATAGTGCAAACACCTACGCTACTTTTATACATGGTGCTAGGAAAGTAAACGGTAAAAATGTATACGACCCAGAAGTTTGGAGTGCTGTTTCTGGTGCGCAAAAAGGTAGTCAGAGATACTATGATTTTGATGACGTATCTAAGGGGGCAGGGGAAGAGCTTGTATACAATTCATCTGTAACAAAAGCTAGGAACAGAGATGTTCTTTCTGAGTTACCAGATGAAATGCAGCCCTACAACAATAAGTATGGGTACTTCACACTTGGTGATGCGATCAATCAGGTGCATGGGAGTGTAAGAGAACCAGGGCTAAAGGGGATTATTAAAGATGTTCTGGTTCCTCAGATGTTGGGGCGTCAGACTATTCAGCACTCGACCGAGAACCTTCTCGCTCACAGTACAGCCATGGCTGCAAAGAAAACTGCGGGTTTGATGAGGAACATGGGAGTCGATAAGACTGACTTGGGTGCCGGGGTTGTAAAAAAGTTGGAGGAGTTCCATGACTCCCCTATGAGTTTCATAGGTTCTGGTACGTCAGGGGGACTTGCTCGATACCTCTACATTACTCACCTGGGTTTCAATCCTGCGTCTGTTATTTTGAACCTTACTCAGCCGTGGTTGCTTGGTGCTACTCAAATGGGAGTGGGACCAATAATCAAAGGTTACGGTCAGGCATTCAAGGAGATGGGTAACTATCTGATTGAGAGATTGCAGTCGGGTAAGGTTTTTGCAACAGATGCTGAAAAAGCTCTGGCGATAAAGAACAACTTTAAGCATGCAGAAGAGATGGGAATTTCTCCTGATACCTTCCGGAATCTGGATGAAGTCATTCATTCAGTAGATAGAAGTAAATCGGGATTGTGGGATCGACTCTCTGGTTTGAGTATGAAGGTCTTTGAGAAGGCTGAGTGGATGAACCGTTCGGTTGTGTCTCATGCAGCTGACGATCTATTCAAAACCACAGGAGCAGCTAGTTCTCCATTTAGGAGACAGGCTGTCAGGGAGATGATTCAAGAAACTCAGTTCGGTGCTGACTTCTTGAATACTCCTATGACCTTCATGGGATATGGGTCCTTGGGTCAGTGGTTTGGAAGACCTGAGATGAGACAGTTCCTTACCTTCCCTCTTAGATCGGTAACAGGTATTGCTGTTACTTCTAAGCAGATCAATGAGGGACGAAGAAAGGTCATGGGATTTGATGTTCCATTCGGTAGAACGGTGGACTTCATAAGGGGCTTGGGCGTATCGGCTGGCTTGTACTACGCAGGTAGGAACATGTTTGAAGCCGACATGTCAAAAGCTTTGTTCTACAACTCGATGACGGACATCATCGGGAACGACCCCTTCAACGATTACGAGAATGCAACTGACTTCATACCTGTACCTCCTGTCATAGACATGGGCTACGACGCCATTAGGGGTATTACCTCGGGGGATACCGATCTACTGGCTAATGGTATTTGGAGAATGGTTCCTGGTGGTATTGCTCTTTCAAGAGCATTCGCAACTGCACCCCAATACTTGGGACTGCCTTCCGATAATCCTCTGGCTCGCATGGTTGGCGACTTCCAGAAGAGATACGCATCGTATGATAACCCTTCTCCTACAGGTGAGATTCCTATCTTCAAAGGGGATGGTACGTTTGTTGAGTTCAGGAATCCTATGCAGCTTGTTCTTCAGGGACTTGGCTTGGACCTCAACGCATCAAAGGTTAGATCAGAAGAGACCGGGTATTATGTCAAGCAGAGAGAGATGATCTTGCAGAGCAGGCAAGAGATTATCTCTAAGCTATTGGCAAATGATATTCCTGGTGCAATGAAAGCTAAGGCAAGGTATGAAAAGAGAATGGGTATACCGTTCTCCCTGACTAAGGAACAGCTTCGTCAGTTCATGAGAAATAGACAGGTACCTAGAAACGAGAGGATCCTGGATCGAATACCGCCAGAAGCTCGTCACCTGTACTCTAAGTTTGCAGCTGCGGATATGGTCAACAAGGATGTTGACCCCTCGGTATTTGTGGACGCTCCTACGTCATCTGCCCGATCAAAGGTTATGGAGAGACCCCAGACATTCGACGTACAAGCAGAGTCGATTGCTCAGATGAGAGAGCTAATCAGGGAAACAGAAGAAAGAAAGAGGCTTTCGGAAATGGGGTTCACGAACTTTACCTCTTTCGGTGAATAAGAATCAGTGTCATGGATTCAGCAAAGTTTGTAGCGGTTTCGTGCATCCACGTACCTAACCACTCAGAGCACGCCAAGCAGCATTTGATCTCTAGGCTCGAAGAAATCAAGCCTACCCACTTCATAGTCCTTGGGGATCTCTTTGATGCTGCAGCTGTCTCGGTACACAACGATGAGTTTTACCAGTCTCTTGAGGATGAATATGAGGTAGGGGCCAAGTACCTGTCTGACATCCGTGAGAGTCTTCCTTCAAGCACTACCTTGGTGTGGTGCTTAGGGAACCACGACGACAACATACAGGCTAAGGATCCCAGAAGGACAAACATAGGCCAGAGATCGCTGCTCCATTGGAACAAGCACAAGGAATTTGGAGATGAGTTCCTGAGGTGGAGACAGATCCCATACGAGAAGTCGGCCAGGGGTCTGTATAGGCTGGGTCCTTGTCGCTTCTATCACGGCTTTGATGTGGGTGCCAGCTCAGATGATTTGGAGACCCTGCAAATGGTCTCCACTATCAAGGATCAGGCTTATTCTTTCTGGGTAAGGGGCCATACACACAGGCCTACCCCCCATGTAATGCAGTGCAGGAGAACTCAGAAGATACTTCTTCCTTGGTTTTATGCTAACGCTGGTACAATGGGTCCGTTGCAGCCGGACTACATGGCCCGGAAAGATAGCAGTCAATGGGGTCACGCCCTAGTCGTAGGTGAGTGTTCCCTTTCTAGTCCCCGAAGACCCAGCACGAAAGACTGGGACGCCCACGTAGAACTAATAGGTTAGACCAATGGCATACGAAAACTACAATAGTCCTGAAGACGAGTTTATGTTTGAAGAGCAGGCCCCTGATGCACCAAATGTGGGCCGATACTACGGACTAGAGGACGATTTTTCTGGTAACTGGTTCCAAGCTTCGCGAGCTTACAAAGACCGTGCTCAACAGGAATACGATAAACGTGCTCTCCAGATGAAGCAGGGCTATGAGAAAGCTCTCATGGGTATGGGTGAGGATGCGAGTCAGGAACAGAAAAGCAAGCTACGTGGTATGTATGAGAGTCGAAGTAAGTTGTTCCAAGACCAATGGCGAGAAAGCCAGCAGCAACAACTAAATACTATGAAGGCAGCATACGACAAGGACATGGGCATCTTCCGAAGAAGGACCAGAGAGTATGAAGCCAGGAAGAAACAGGCATTCCAGAGATTTCAAATGGAAAAAGCAAGGAGGAAGAGGGAAGCCCTAAAGGCACAAGCAATGAAAGAATCTGAAATGCTGAACATGAGGAGGAAATTTAGAATGAGTCCTCGTCAACTTGAAGCTGAAAGAATGAGATCTTTGTTCGATGGCTGAAACTCGTAAAGTAAAAGAAGGTGACACCCTCTCTTCTATTGCGAAGGAGAGGGGTATGTCATGGAAAGATCTTTACGAGATAAACAAAGGGGTTATTGGCGACAACCCCAACATGCTGAAAGTTGGAACCCAGCTTCGCTTCTCAAAACCAGAAGCCAAGATGGAACCCAAGGCTCAGACACCTGCTGCCCCTACTCCTACTCCAGATACTCTCACGGATAAGGAAGTATCTGCTTACATACAGAGCTACTTAGACCGTCCTTCATTTAGGAACAACGCTCCTGGTCCTCAGTTCACGGGAGAAGAAGTCTTGAGGGGGATGAAGAACTTTGCAGGTAAAGACCAGAAGAAAAGAAAGTTCATCCAGAACTATCTCGACGAGTTCCTTGCCCAAGCACAGATCGAAGGTGCTCTACACGGCAAGGGTAGGAGTGCGAGGAACAATCCATTCAACGTGGGTGAGTTTGATGAAGGAACCAAGATGACTTTCGACTCTCCTGAAAAGGGAGTCTCTGCCTACTTGAACCTTATGTACAAAGATTACTTGCCTCGCGTGGACTACGACTACGACAAGCTACTTTCTCCGGGCAACTTCGTGAACAAGGCTGGCAACAGGTACGCAAGCAAGCCAAACTACGAAGAGGTTCTCAGTGCCCAGTTGAACTACATCCGCAACAAGCACACCCCTCCGTCTGGCAATTGGAGTTGGGAAGATTAGTGTCAGGCAGAAGCAAGAAAAAGCTCGACCAAGGTAACGCTAACCAGTACAAGCACGCACTGGTTATATGGTTAGACATAGCGGGGAGGGATGACGCATGGATGGACATCTCAGACGCTAGAGGTTTGAAGCCTGCCCGAATGATTACCAGCGGCTGGATCCTAAAAGACGTAGAGGACCACATCGTGGTAGCCTCATCCCTCGATACCCAGGAGGGACTAGCGGGGAACGTAAATGCTATTCCCCGCTGTGTGATTCAGACTATTCAGATCACTCCGAAGATCGAGTAGTGCCGGGGGTGCCGGGTATACTATAACCTAATAGTATATAGGGTATACATATATAGAGTGCTGTAGCCCCGGCACGTCTGGCATTAGTCGTTTATATCGTCCCAATTTTCGTATGGTTGGCCCATTGTCCTGAGGACCGTTACACGGGCCGAGAAGCCCACCTCATCCCACGACGGAGCAGCGGTACCCCAGCGCTCCTGTAAATGTCGGGCGGCTCTAGCGGCCTCCAGCTCATTGCTGAAGGGGCCGTATGCGGACGGATCTAGGGACGGGTGGGACATCACTACGATCCAGTTGTTGCTGTTCTCTGATTGCCGGGACATTTCTGCTCACTTTATTGCGATCTTCCCACCCCACACACTCTTTTGCCATCCTCAACAACCCTTCCTTGATTTTACTGTTATCGACATTTGGCGGATTATAGTGGATCATTTGATTTATTTTTCGAGGCTCTTTGCAGAGACAATGACCCAAGCCGTAGTCCTGTAACAATCCAGATATCTTGTGTGTATTAGATTCTACTGCAACAAAAGGTTTATTCATCATCATAGCAAACACAACCCCGTGGTAACGACCAGTTACCACAAGGGAAGCTTTTGCAAATATGTCTAAGACCTTTCTATTTTTACACAAACACATCTTTAAAAACCTAGAGGGCTTGAGACAAGATTTACTTGCAGCTTCTAGTTCTCTTGATCGTTTTTTTATCACGCTATCAACATACAGAATATAGTCTTCTGAAAGTTTGTTTTTGATTTCATATCCGAAACAAGCATCATGTACGTATGGGTAGATACCCCTGGAACTTTTGCTTTCTCTTGCAAACACACAGTCGAATATTGAAAGGTCGTATGAAATTCGATCTATCACTGAGTTTACAAGACAAACCCTTTTCCCAAACCTTTTAGCTTTTTTGGCTGTTTCGTAGATCTTACGAGATGCAGACCGGTTTCCATGAAATGTCCCTTCTCCATTGATTATGATCAAATCATGTGAGAGTAGGTCTTTGCAATTATTTCGAGTAGTTACTGTTCCGTACTCGGAGAACATTTTCTTTAAGACTTTCATAGTCAACCGACTACCGTAATGGTACTGGCTGCAGTCATTAGTAATTAGAATCCTCACGTTAGAGGCTGACCCATAGCTGCCAGTACTTGGAGATGCGAAGGGAGGCAGGTACCCTCTTAGGTAGAAGTAGATCGTGCGGGATGACCGCATCGTTCATGAACTCTTGGCTCATGTCTGCACTGATCATACTTAACTTGCCTGAGGGGGTCCACAAGAAACCCATAGGCACACTGCCTACGAACTCCAGGAGGAACGGTTCCTCTTCGCCTAGACGTATATCATCTTCGACATCATTCCCCGCTTGCTTTCCTGTCGGATCAAATGCGAAGACTAACCACGGCTCGGGTCCCATGCTGCCGTTGATCTGGTACAGGTACATGTGTGCCGCCGACCGGCTGGAGGCATCCGGCGGCTGCATTACTTCACCAAGACCACGGCTTACCGTTACTAAACGGGGACCGCCTATCTCTACTTCAAGCATGTGTCGGGGTAGTCGGACTAAAGCGTTTACTGGGATTTCTTTGATGTCTGTCACGAATGCATCCTGCCGGGGTCGAACCGGAATACGAACAGAGAAGCGCCAACTTGTGATTGTATTAACGGGACTTGAAAGGAGTTAAACTTACCCGTTGCCTCCATGGCTTCAGGATGCTGATAAAGGAGAGGGCCAGGATGTCCACGGTCAACAGCGGCGAACCGTGCTGACCCCCTCCATATAAATTCCCTGACCCCCCGGATAACTGAGTGTAGGCCCAGTATCACTTCCTGTTGCAACGCGAGGAAATTAAAGGGGACCAGGGTTAAAATGTTAAAGTTAAAAAGAGGTCCCCCTCATACCCGGGAAGAGTAGAGGGGGACACTAGCGGGGAATCGAATCAGCCTCCAAGCAGCGACTGAAGGTACTCAGTCTTGTACGTCCTCCCGCCACGCTCATTGTAGCGGCAGTCAACGACGGCGACAACAGACTGATCACCAGAAAGCATCTGAGAAATCATATCCATGTCTGCCTGAAGGTCACCGGGCTCGCGTCCAAGCAGGGTCTTGATGTGACCCTTGAGACGCTGAAGCTCGATACGGGCACGGATCTGTGAACCCTCATGCTGGATAGCACCCGGATTCTGAGGGATCGTGATAGGGGCACCACGCCACTCCAGTGGCTCGGCACGATCAGGATCCTCGACCAGCTGATAGCCAAACTGGATACTGATAGCGTCGTGCTCATGACCACCGGCTGCCTGTGCTTCCTTGAAGGTAGCGTTGTCAGTGATGGTCATAT